ACTTACACAGGTCCATCTCCTGAAGAGATTGTAATGCAACAACCTATTCCTGTACCCGTAGGTCCAACAGGTGGTTACGATGAACAACCTATAATGCGAGGTGCTGAAATACTTGGTCAGTTAGAAGCGCCTATTGTATATGGGCAACCCTCTCCTACTGCAGCTAAAGTAGAAATTACCCCTTATGAAGGTTCTGCAGAGGAAGCTGCAGGATTAAATGCCATAGAACAAATGCGTAGAATGACAGAAGAAAGAGCACAACAACGTAGAGAAGTTATAGATCCTGAGTTTATGAAAGGTGTTCCTGTGCCTGATTTTGATCCACGAGGACGTGATCAAGTACCTACAGTAGAACAAAAACAAAGTTCGTTAAGACCTGTTCCTGCGCCTGTAGGCCCAACAGGTAGTTACGATGAAGTGCCTTCTTTAACTAAACCTGCAACTGCCGCTACTAAGGCAACTGTAAGTGATCTTTATGGAATTGGTGCGGGTGGTGAGTTTGATAGCACTCCCGATTTTGATCCACGAGGACGTAATCAAATACCTACAGTAGAGCAAAAACAAAGTTCACTACGGCCCGTAGTTAAACCTAAGCCTAAAGCAAAAGCTGCACCTAAACCTGCACCTAAAGCAAAAGCAGCAGCTAAACCTGCAGCTAAATCTGTAGTTGCTAGAAGTAATGAAAAATCTACACGTTTAGATTCAAGTAATCCTAATACAAGTACTAACATCACTAATCACTTATCTAATGTAGAAAAAGAATCACTAAAAGCTAATCCCGCATTAGCAGGACATTATACTGCTACTGCAAATAGACGTGCTAATGAAGCTGCTGGTGGAGATACTTCCAATACAGATGCTGCAAATGAAGCATCAGATAATAAAATTGTATGTACAGCCATGAATAACTCGTATGGTTTTGGTTCTTATCGTCAAGCTATTTGGTTATCTTATTCTAAAGATCACTTGACAAAAGAACATGAGCTAGGTTATCATACATTGTTCTTACCTTTAGTAGACTTAGCGTATAATAAAAATAATAAATTTGTACGTAAAGCACTAGAGCATATTGCACGTCATCGTACTGCAGACCTTAGAGCATCTATGCAAAATAAAAAACGGGATACTTTAGGTCGTGTATACAGATCTATCTTAGAACCTTTAGTATATACAGTAGGTAAGTTTAGAACAATTACAGGAATATAATATGGAATTTTCAGAATATACTCAACTTGTAGCTAAACGTTTTAATGGCTTACAAGAAGATGATAAAGATGTTATCCGTAGTTTAATGGGTACATCACAAGGCCGTGTACTGGGTAAAGTACTAGGTCCAGAAATAATGACTAACGTTAATTTAGGTAAAGCTAAAAAACCAGTTGTTAAAAAACGTGGACTAGCAACACGTTAAATTGCTAGATACGCTGGCTACTCATCCCCCTACCAACACTAGGCTACGGTGGCCCCAGTAAGGAACGTAAAATGGCTAATGATATTATGGCAGAAGAAATGCAAACAGAAAAGAAAGTTGCATTTGCCAATCGTAAGTATAGTAATGAAGATAAATTAAAAAAAGATGAAGAAGAACTAGAGCAACTTATTGCGGAACAACGTGGTGAAACTAAAGAAGAAGATCAAGAAGCTGAACCCGTAGGCGCAGAAGAAAAAAGTTTTAAGAAACGTTATGGTGATTTACGCCGCCATATGCAAGAAAAAGAAAAGTCTTGGGATGAAAAGTTTAAACAACTTGAAGGCCAACTAAAAGACGTAACACAAAAAGAAATTAAACTACCTAAGTCAGATGATGACATTGAAGCATGGGCAACACAATATCCTGATGTAGCAGCCATTGTAGAAACTATTGCAATTAAAAAGGCACGTGAGCAAGCTGCAGGATTAGAAGATCGTGTAAAAGAAATTGATGAAATGAGAGCTACAGCCTCACGTGAAAAAGCTGAAGCTGAACTTATGAAAGCCCATCCTGACTTTGGTGATATTCGTGATAGTGATGATTTTCATCAGTGGGCAGATGAACAACCTAAGTGGGTACAAGACGCATTATACGAAAATGATAATGACGCTCGTTCTGCCGCACGTGCTATTGATCTGTATAAATCAGATCGTAATATTAAAACTAAAAAACCTGCAAGCAATAAAGATGCTGCACGTTCAGTAAACAGTCGTAATAGTCGTAGTCAACCTGAAGATAATGATACGTCCGTAACATTTAAAGAATCTCAGGTAGCTAAGATGTCACCACAACAATACGAAAAGGCTGCCGATCAAATTATGGAAGCTATTCGTACTGGTAAATTTATTTACGATATGTCTGGTTCTGCCAGATAAAGCTATTGACATATAATATATTTATGATATAACTATATGTACAATCGGTAGTATGGCCCTGTTAGGTATTAACTACAGTTACCCATACTGCCAATTAACTAAACTATCCGCAAACACAATTAAGCTTTCGGACAACCTAATGTCTCATGGCCCGTTATACTAGAAGGTCGGCCAACTTTCTAATAAACGCACCCTAGTAGAATTAGCCTCTGTATAAGTCATTAGTCGTTTGCATCTGTGATTTAATGCTAGGAGAAATTAAAATGGCATTTACATCCGCTGCTGGTCACGGCAATTTACCCAACGGTAACTTCTCACCAGTAATTTATAGCAAACAGGTGCAACTTGCTTTCCGCAAAGCATCTGTCTGTGAAGCAATCACTAACTCTGATTATTTCGGAGAAATCGCTGCAATGGGTGACTCAGTTAAAATCATTAAAGAACCTGAGATCACTGTTAAAGCATATGAGCGTGGTACAACTATTACACCACAAGATCTTGACGATGAAGATTTTTCATTGACAATCGACAAAGCCAATTATTTTGCCTTCAAGGTCGATGATATTGAGGAAGCTCATAGTCACGTCAATTTCCAAAGCCTTGCGTCAGATCGTGCTGCTTACCGTTTGGGTGATCAGTTTGACCAAGACGTACTGGGCTACTTGACAGGCTTTAAACAGTCTGCACTACACGGTACACCTGACACAGTAAACACAACTGTTAATGGTACTGTTGCTGTATCTACTGCAGGTACTGACGAACTGTTGTCTTCAATGAAAATTGATGCTGCAGATTTCGGTGGTTCAGGTGGTGATGCTTTGGCATTGCAGCCACGTACAGGTGGAGCAACTGACTCAACTCCTGCCGTTGGTGATACTTTCCCACTGACAGTTATTGCACGTATGTCACGTCTGTTGGATCAACAGAATGTGGATACTCAAGGCCGTTGGTTGGTAGTAGATCCTGTGTTTATGGAGTTGTTGAAAGACGAAGACTCACGTTTGTTTAACGCTGACTTTGGTGGTTCTGGATTGCAGAATGGTCAAATCGGAACAAACATTCATGGTTTCCGTGTATACACTTCAAACAACCTGCCATCAGTAGGTACAGGTCCGTCCTTTACAGGTACGAACTCTGCTGTCAACTATGGTATGATTGTTGCTGGTCACGATTCAGCCGTTGCAACTGCAGAGCAGATCAACAAAACTGAAACTTATCGTGACCCAGATTCATTCGCTGACATTGTTCGTGGGATGCATCTATACGGTCGCAAGATTCTTCGTCCAGAAGCTCTTGTGAACGCTAAGTATCACTTGGCATAAGGGGGGATAACAAATGGCTACTATTACTTCATTATTGTTACCTGCTCACGGTAGTTCACAACGTGGACGTGCGCCGTATATGGTACAAAAAACTATTGACCTTACCGCACAGGCTATTTCCTGTACAGCAGGTGATGTAGTTCAGTGTATTACTATCCCTGCTAACACACGTGTAATTCACGCTGGTTTTCAAGTTGTAGAATCTGCAACTATGAATACAGGTACAAATGCTACCGCAACATTGGGTGCAGCAGATGCTGACGAATTTGTTGCCGCATTTGACATTGATGGCGCTGCCGATGCAGCATATGCACCATCAGCTACACCTGCAGCAGACGTTACTCTTGCGACAGCAGACACACTAGACCTGACATTTGCAGGTGATGGTGCTACTTTCTCAGCAGGTAAAATTCGTGTTTACGCTTGGATGGTAGATGTTAGTGATCAAGGCGACTACTCTGCTAACGAAGTAGATCGTGACGCACTTGCGTAAATAAAAATAACTTTAGGGGCTACTTTCAGGTGGCCCCTTTAGGCTACCTAATAAGAGGATTTATCATGGGTATTACAACAGCAATGTGTACAAGTTTTAAAGGTGAACTGCTTGGCGGTATTCATGATTTGGATACTCATACAATTAAAATTGCATTAATTAAAGCTTCACCTTCTGGTACATATGGTGCAGCAACAACTAACTATTCAGATGTTACAGGTAACTCTGATGAATCATCTGGTACTAACTACTCAGCAGGTGGTCAGAATTTAGATAGTGCAGCTATTACTACTTCAGGTACTACTGCTATGGTAGACTTTGCTGACGAAGTATTTTCTAATGTAACAACTTCTGCAGATGGATGTATTATTTATAACTCATCAGCATCTAATAAAGCTATTGCTGTCATTGACTTTGGAGGAACGGTTAGTGCTACAGCAGGTGATTTGACAATTGAGTTTCCAGCAGTAGGAACTAGTACTGCAGTTATTCGCATAGCCTAATGGCTGTTATAGCAGCTTCAGCACGATTTGGTACAGGTAGATATGGCGTATCTGCTTACGGTGCTGAAGACATCTCCAAAACACTTACAGGAGTAACTGCTACAGGTAGTGTAAATACAGTAGAAGAAAAACCTACTGAAGTTCTTAATAGTGTTAGTGCAACTGGTGCAATAGGTACAGTTAATGCATTTATAAAAATTACACTTACAGGAGTAGCTGCTACAGGTTCTATTGGAACACTGTCTCCAAATATAGCAGAAGATATTACAGGTGTATCAGCAACAGGAACTATTGAATCTGTATCTGCTGGCGGTTTTGAAATTGACATTACGGAACGTATTAGTACAAGCGTAGTTGCAACAGGTGCTATTGGTACGGTAGAACCACAAGTAGATGAAAACTTAAATAGCGTAAGTTCTACAGGCTCTATTGGAACTCTTGTATTACACGCAGATTCACAACTAACGTTAACAGGTGTCACAGCTACAGCTTCGGTAAATAAAGTAGAAGATCAAACAACTGAAAAGCTTGATAGCATATCCGCAACAGGTTCTGTACAAGCACTAGCACAAGTTAAAGTACGTGAAGCTCTAGCGTCTGCACCAGCAACAGGTACAATAGGTACAGTAACCACAACTGCAATAGTATTTAACTTTCAAGCTGTGCAAGAGCAGTATAGCCGTAGACGTACAGTATACATAGCAGAGGCAGCATAATGTCTACTTCAGCATCTAGAACTGTACGTATACCTAATGAAAGTAGATTGGTATTTGTTTCTGCTTTTGACACAAACAGGACAGTAAGAATACCACAAGAAAATAGAATAGTTTTTGTAGAACGACAAGCAACATCTGCAGAACGAACCGTATATGCAACTGAGGATTAAACATGAGTTTTCGTTGGCCTAATAAAGACCCTGATGAACAACTAGATTATAGCGTAGATT